AATTCCTTCTCCCCGGCTACGTCACAATCAGATGCTCTTAGCCGTGGCGTGAAAATAAACGGGATATCTCGGCGAGTAGCCACTAAATCAACCGCAGATTTGGCTATTGTGGGACAGGCTGGAACGGTAATTACGCGAGGAATTGCTGAAGATGTAACGGGGATTAAATGGGATTTGCCAGACATTGTAACTATCCCTAACACTGGCATTATCACCGTTACAGCTACTTGTCAAGTTATAGGCTTTATTAATGCGGGCTCTAACACAATAAATAGCATATACACGCCTACTCGTGGCTGGCAAACTGTAACTAACCCTAACCCTGCCACTGCTGGCGCTCCTGTAGAGACAGACGCGGAACTGAGAGCACGACAAACTGTATCAACTGCTCTGCCGTCGCTGTCTGTGCTAGACGGCACGCTAGGGGCTGTGGCTTCTTGCGTGGGAGTTACAAAGTACGCAGCCTATGAAAACGATACATCCGCTATAGATTCTGACGGATTGCCTCCGCATTCAATCTCATTGGTAGTAGAAGGCGGAGAAGTAAGGGATATTGCCTACGCGATAGCAAAAAAGAAGACGCCGGGAACCAATACCTACGGAACCACCAGCTTCACCACTTATGATTTTTACGGCTTGCCAAATACAATAAACTTTTTCCGCCCTACGGAAGCGTCAATATTTGCTAATGTAATAATCAGTCCACTATTTGGTTTTACTACTGGATATGTAGACGATATCAAGCAATCACTAGTAGATTATTTTAACAGCCTAAAGATTGGCCAAGATGTCGATTTCTCCCGTACTTTTACCCCAGCAACACTATTCGGCACACCTGCCGGGGCGACTTTTACGGTGATATACATGGCAATTGCAAAATTTCCGGATACGTTGTCATCAGAAAATGTTACAATCTTGTTTAACGAGTTACCCAGAAGTACATTAAGCAATATCAATGTAACGGTGTCTTGATGCCAATTTTACCATATACAGTACCGGAGTATGTCGGGTTAATCACTAGTGAGCATGCACAGCGTCCGCGCTTTGTAGATACTGTCTCGCTTTCTGTAAGCATCCAATCGCAACTTCAGGATGTGCTGGCGAGTATGCCTGTAGATTATGACGTGGACACTGCGATTGGCTTGCAACTGGACGCAGTGGGTTTGTGGGTTGGTATCAGTCGTTATCTACGCCTTCCGCTTGAGGGTGTATATTTTACATGGGACAGCTTAAATCTTGAGGAGGGCTGGAACGCTGGCAACTGGATCGCACCCTATGACCCTGTAAGCGGATTAACTGTTTTGTCTGATGCAGATTATAGATTTCTAATCCGTGGTAAAATTGCCAGCAATTCATGGGACGGTAGCATCCCCGGCGCTTATGCCGCATGGGCGGAAGTATTCCCGGGGGCACAGATTGTCATACAAGACAATCAAGATATGAGCATGGAAGTAGGCATTGCCAATGCTACACTGTCATCAGTACAGATAGCATTAATTAGGGGTGGTTATATCAATTTGAAGCCTGAAGGTGTACGTATTACGTACTACGCCATACCTCCGGGCGGCGGGTCGCTTTTTGCGTGGGATTGTGACACGGCAGCATTGAAAGGCTGGAATATTGGCGAATGGGTCGTTGAGGCTCCGCCCACGCTTTCATTATGAGGGTTTAACTTTGGCAATAAATAATTTACTTCCTTTTGCGGGAGGAGTTGGGGCAAACGTAGAAGATCAAGCTGCATATTCTGCTGATATAGAGCGAGTAGCTGGTAATCAGCCGGGAATTGCTAGAAGTGCTTTAGTCAACAAGGCTTTGTTGCAGAGTACCAAAGTATCTACGGCTGTGGGGTCTTTCATGGCTGCATTCCAGCCATCGGACGTAAGCGATAGCACAACTGATGCGGACTTTTTAGCGCAACTAAAACAGGCCGTAATAACGGGTTCTGTTCCTGTCGCGGTAGCTTCTGGTACGCCTGACGCTATCAGCGCGGTATATCCGGTTCCGCCAGCTGCTTTGGTACAAGGTGTGCCTTTTTACGTTCTTGCCGCTGCTGCTAACACTACCACTACCCCTACCTTTACGCCTAACGTCGGCGTGATACCTGCAAAGCTAATTGTTAAGGGTGCCAACATACCATTAGCCCCCGGTGATATATCCGGCGCTGGGATGTGGCTATGTTTGCAGTATAACGAGGCTTCTGATGTCTGGGTTCTTGCTAATCCAGCGTCTAGTATAACTTCCTCTGGAATAGTAACATTTCCCAGTAGTGGTTCTTTTACAGTGCCGCGTGGAGTGTCTAGAATTTATGTTTCGGGATGTGCTGGTGGTGGTGGTGGTGGTGGGTCTTTTCAGGGAGCGGTTGTTGCGTTTTCCTGCTGTAGCGGAGGCGGCGGCGGCGGTTCTGGATATTGCACTACAAACCAAGCAATTACAGTAATCCCCGGCGAAACTTTAACTGTTACTATAGGAGCCTTTGGGGTTCCCGGAGCCATTAACGGAACGGGCAGCTCAGGCGGCGCTACTGTTATTACTAGTCCTACGTCTGGAATATTATTAAATCTGGCAGGTGGAGCTGGTGGCAGCCCTGGCATGTATACAGGAGGCGCAGTTACGGGAGGAAGCGGAGGTGAAGGATGGCAACGCGGGCAATCCGCTGAAAATCAAATTTTCCAGCCTACCAACCCAAACATTTACGGAAAAGGCGGCGGCGGTATGTCTGGCTGGGGTGGTGGTGGGTTATATGGCGTCGGGGGCTGGGGACGGACGTCAGTAGACTCAGTCCCAGCTTTGCAAGGCTGGCAAGCGTCTGGATTTGGTGCGGGAGGTGGCGGTGCATCGGGGGCTTTTGTTATTGGTGAGACGTATTATACAGGGGCTGTTGGTGGCGCTGGCACTTCTGGAGTATTATTTCTATCATTTTGATTAAAAGGTTTAACATGAAATACGCATATTTTGACACTTCCAATGGAATGGTCATATCCTGGTTAGATACTGACCTATACAACCATGTATTGCCAGACGAAAAAAATTTGTACGTTTGTTCTGACGAGGAATGGGACAATAAAGACGCGCACCATTGGAAAGTCCAGGATGGCAAACTGGTTGAGTACACCACCCCAGAAGCTCCGAAAATAGACGAATCAAAATTTCTAGCTGCTTCTGTTCGTGCTCAACGGGACATGTTGTTAGATCGAGTTTACGACCGAGGCGTTTCTATGGTAAAGCGCGCACTGCGTATAGAGACTGAAGAAAAAACGATAGCATCTTTAAATGAAAAGCTCGCCGAGCTGGACAAGTACGCCAATGATTTGCAAAACATCCCAGAACAAAAGGGCTTCCCGCAAGATGTCAATTGGCCTACTCAGCCAGAGTCTGAACTTTAAAATATAGGTAAAAAAATGGCAACGAATCGAGAGCTAATAAAGGCATATTTAGAAAAAGCAGAAGCAAATGACAAGATTGAAATTTTTGGCAGGACTTACGGGACTCGTTATGACACTGTCCCGCCTCATCCCCCTTCACGAAGACCACACAGACGCGACAAACCAGACGATATTAAACCTGCCGACGTTAAGCAATAATGCGTGGATGTATTATGACCTATGCTTGACGCTCAGCCTTGTCTTAGTATTAATAATGCTTGCTGATCAAATAGCATACAAGCAACTTAAAATTAAGTGTCTATTTGCTTATTTTTCGATAGCGTCAATAATAGATTTTGTAACGCTTGCTTTGTCCCATATTTTCTATTCGGACATTCTGGCGTGGTCGTATGTTGTGCAGATTATCGCAGTTTTCCCTGTTGTTTTTTTTTATGCTTTTCGCAGATATTCCGAACCCAGCGATCCGTTGGAAACTGATTATTTGTTCTGCTTGAGGAAAAAACCGGCGGGAGTCCAGGATTTTGCTATCAGTATGTTGGGATCTTTTGGGTCTGGTGGTGCGTATTCTTTGCTTGCAAATGACAAAGTGTACGCTTTCAGGAACGGAAGGGTTATGAGGTATGACATTACACACTTACGCCAAGATGACTACCATATTACACGTGGTGCTAGACTTACCCCGGCCATCCTTGATGAGCTAGAGAATACCTTAGGGACAAAGTGGACACTACGTAGTAATTGTGTAACCCTTCTAGGCTCAATTTGGCGGCGCAATCGTTATGTTACCTGAATTTTTCCAAAGCGAACTAATAGCTTTAGCTATTTCTGGCAGTCTAGTTGCGTTGTCTTTTTGGCCTGCTGCTTCAAAAGTGCAGGCAGCCGGTCGGGTATTCGTCGGCACTAGTCTATCCTGTGTAACAACTCCTTTTTGTATAGAAATCTTAGCCTGGAAGTTGCCAGACACGCCGGGGGCTGTGGTTACTACATTTAAAATGGTGTTATTTTTTTGGGTTGGACTTTTGGGGGTGCAAATAGTCCCGGGACTTATTGCGTTGCTTAAGCAGAAAATCGAAGAGAAAACCAAATAATGTTATTTTTAACTCAGCTATTAACCGTTCTTAGCTCATTCTACCTAATGGTTGTAAGTATTTGTGTATGTAGGCGAATGGATAAGCACACCTCACACATTGTGAGGGTTTTTGTGATCGCACTAGGTGCTCTGGGGTCGTCGTGCATTGTACAAGTTTTGCGTAACTATCCATTTACTAGGTTTGATGTTGTGCTTTTTTCGTTGTCGTTAGTATTCGCGCTAATTGTTGGCATAGCACCACGCATTAAAACAGAGTCTAGAAATGACGCGATTAAAAACACTAAAACACTGTAAAGCACTTGTTGTGTGTATAGTGTTTCCATTGTTGATGGGATGCTCTGGCGCTAATGCTTTAAAGGCGGCGAATATGGCCGTGTCGATATTTGCTAAAATAGACACAGCCAATAGTTCAAATGTAAGTGATTACGCAGTGCTAACTAAAGCCATATTAAACTTAATTCAAGCATCGCAGCACAAAACACCTTTAGCTTTCTCGAACCTGACGGTTCTGTCTGCCAATCCGTGGGTGCCGCCGTTAATTTTCTTTGTGACGCGCAATATGTCGCCAGCTATTTCTTCGCATCGATTTTGAGCCCAGTACCAAGCCGCAGAACGTGCAGCTTCGCGATCTTGCAGTAAGATTTCAGGGCGATCAAGTAAACTTAATCCTAATGCCCCGCCGCAGTTTTCGTAATTCTCTAAAAATGTTATTTGAATTAGTCCCCTACCCCTATATTTCCATCCATCACCAACGTTAATATTCCCGTTACGGCGTGCGTATACTCTACAGGCTATGCTCTTTTGATCTGCCGGATGCTCCGCAGTACGTCCTAAAATAAGGCTATCCTCTGCGCTTATGTAGCGTCCGAAGATAGACCTTAGCGCCTGCGGCGTGTAATTGAATGATTCCTCCAGTTTGGTAAACCCTGCCGATTCATGCCCTATTTGCGCCAAAAAAGACGCCACAGACAAGTTGCTAGAAATGCCGAACTCTTGCATTGCATAGACTAGGTGTTTGTGCCATCTCTGGGCCAGTAATAATTCCATATCAGCCGCTAGTGCGAGCTGTTCAACTGTTAGCATCAGAACCTCTTAATTTCATTAAATCGGATTTAATTTCTTCAAAAATATCGTTTAAATCCATGTTTTGATTGTCTTTTGTTGCTAAAGGTATAACCTTTTTCGCGGTAACTAATGGCACAAACCCGCCGTTCTTATCGACAAAATCTATCGCTTCGCGGTCTATTCTTTCTATTATTCCGTCTGTGAGCTCTTCCGTTTCGTCTATTAGTTCCCAGGATATATGCAATTCTTCCGAGTCGTAACGACTGTCTGGATGCCCAGCGTATAAACCTATGCGTCTTTGTATGAACTCAGTAATCCTAACCCTGCATGGATCATCAAAAATCAAAGTTTCAAATATCATTTAGCGCAATATCCCCTGAAAGGCGGCCAACCAGAGCGTATAGCTTCTGGGATGCCTTTGTTTTTGTCGTCTTCCCATATATTGAGCATAGTACAGTATTGCTCATGATCTATCTTTTGCATGGCGTCTTCAGTTAACCCGTCAATATCTGCTCCTGCTAAAAAAAAGATTAAGCAAAAGAGCACTGTATGCAGACTTTCTTTTGCAATTGGCAACCGTCGATTGTTAAATAACATAGCTTGCTCCTAATGCAACGTTAAGGTCGCAAAAGTCCTTTTTGGACAGCTCGAGGGTTTTATAGCGATCTATCAGAGCGGGACGCATTTTTCCTTTAGTGTCTATTGTGTATCCCACAACGCAGAAATCCTCACCTCCGGAGCGGTGAACACTTTTAAATGTAAAATAACTTTTTGAATATATGACGTTATCTTTTATTGTTTTTTTAATAACTGCTTCAATGTTTGAGTTTATCATTATATCCGCCGATGTGTTTATGATGTCTTTTGTGTATCTAATTATAATCAAAACGAGGTCATTATCAACACAAAGCACGATTAAATAATGATACGTAATAAACAATAATGAATAAGCGATTAAGGCAGTGATCACCAAAGAAGGAAAAGCCCCCAGAGCTGGAGGCTTGCAAGCAGATAACGAGTAGGGCGCAGATTAACGTTAAGTATTGCCTTCGTTTTTGTAATGTTCTTTAATATGTTCGTTTATGACATAGAAACATTGGGCGCTTCTTGACCTCATCTGAGAAGCCGCTATTTTCTCTAGTAGCTTTAAGTTTTCGTCGTCCATTCTAAATGTCACAAAAGAGCTTTTATTGTCTTTAGATGGTTTCTGCTTGCTCGGCTTTTTGGTTCCTTCCTCTACTTCTAATTCTTGATTGTCCATTGTCTCGTTGCCTTAGCTTTAAAATGGGATGTCGTCGTCAAAATCTGGAGCTGGAGAACAAAGCTGAGACATGACTTTAGATTTCTCTTTCACCGGCTCGCGATCAAAGTTTAAATGTTCGCGCCTAGAGTTTGTTTTTTGCCTAGACTCAGTCTGGTTATCCTCTCTACGGTCGCCTAGCATACGCATCTCTGAAAGGAGGATAGAAACACTGCGCATCTCTACGCCGTCCTTGTCGTATTTGCGAGTCTGCATTTTGCCTTCGATATACAGTAGTGACCCTTTCTTGACGTACTCACCGGCAATCTCGGCGAGCTTGTCAAAGGCGGTTACATTGACCCATTCTGTAACCTCTACTTTTTCTCCTGTTTCTTTGTCTTTGTACTTCTCAGAAACAGCCAAACTAAAAGTGCACATTACCTTTCCATTTTGCGTAGTGCGCGTTTCTGGGTCACGTCCTAGCCGTCCAATGAAACAACATTTGTTTAACATATTATTCCCTCAAGGATTTATTGTAATCTTAAAATGTGATGAGCTAGTTTTGCGGTAAGGCTCAACATCTACTGCTGGCAAGTGTTCGTTTTGTACTGCTTGCCAGTCAATGGTGCCTTTGCGAGTAATCCGCCGCACTTCTAGGCCGTGCCCGCTTGAGTAATCGCCTGCTGTCATTTTTTCAATAATTTCCTGTGCATCTTTCAGCTTTTTTACTGCGTCCTCCGCGTCTCGTTTAGCGTTAATGTAGGCTTGCGCGGCGTCGTGCCATTCGCGATCTTCCCTGTCGCATAAGGTCGGCCAGAATGCATCCCATGCCTGCATAATCTCATCCCACAAGATAGGGTCTGGGCTTATGGAAACGCGGATACCCTCTTGCGCCTCAGCGTCCCACACCCACAGGTACGCTTGCTGGCATTGCGTGACCATCATTTGATGTTGTATTTGGATATTATCTGTCGGTGTTAATTCTCCCCTTTCTGCCATCATCCAACGGGCGGACTTTTTAGCGTTTCCATAGGGAGTTTTAATTTCTACGATAGCGTCCTGCAGAAGGGTTATTCCATCTAGGCTGGCGCCATAGTCACCACAAACAAAGACAGCGGGGCGGATAGGTTCGTACATTTCCCCATAAGCTGCGCGTGCTATAGGCTCTTGTTTTATCCCTTGCTGCATGGCGTCATTAATATAATTATGGCCTACCTTTCCCAGCTTAACCTTGCGAATATGCGAAGCTGTTTGATAGGGACACACTCCCATGATGGGGGCAGTCTCAGAAGCCATACGATGGCGAGTCCTAAAATCTAGCCATTCAGGGCTTCCTTGCTTTAGATTTACTTCATTACGCATTATTTAACCCCTGCATCCTGTGATGATGTGCAGATGGTTTCTATTTTCCGGTCTAAATCTACTAGTCGAGAAGCTGCGGAAGTGATAGTCTCCGCCCTTGTCAATGCTAAGTTTTCCAGCCTTGCATTGGTAAGATTAAAATCATCGGGAACATCTATCGTAATGGTATATGGGCACACTGTAATTAGGTCAACTTTTGACTTTGCAGGGTCGAAAGCTAACCATCCAAAGGTTACAGTGTCACTGTACCAGTCATGATATGCAGTGATATAACCATCTAACGACAATTTCATATATGCAAACCCTCCAATATCTTTGAATTAATTGTTACGTTCTTTTTTTCTCAAGCGATCTAATGATGCTGTTAAAAGCTGACGCTGAAATATCTTTAATGGCGCTTACTTTGTAAAATTCGCACACTTTCTCAACATCAACTCCCACTTCTTCGGCTAGTGACATGATGTCTACTATTTGCCCGCCGTTTAGCTTTGTAAACGCTACCTCATGCGTGCTTGCGTCTGCGTCGTTGTCACCTTCTGTAGGGATACAGAAAGTTTGAAATGCTGCGTACTTATAGGCCGCGCTCATGGCTTTGTTTGTGGCTTTGTCTCCTGAGTCCATCGCTTCGCCGTAAGTAACGACTGTGTGCTTGCTGGAGTCCTCACTGCTTACTAGGTCGAACTCAACCTTTACCGTTACATAAAATAATGCTTTCCCTGCTGCGCTAGATCTCTCTACAACTTGTCGGTCTATACAGCGAGGAAGCACTACCAAACCCACTCTGGCCAAGATAGGAGCCAAAGAATTAAACACGTCATCGATGCCTCTGAAATTGTATCCGCTGCCTTGCTGGTTGCGCTGGTTCTTGGCTATGCCGTCCTTGACAAGCTCCGCCGATACTTCAGAAATCATTTTATATACTGATTTGGTACCGCTCATATCTTCCTCTTATCGTGTACCTTTGATGTACATATGATACTTCAACGGTATGTATCAAAGCAAGTAAAGATGACAAATATATATTTATTTTGTTTTTTAAAATTATCTTGCCATTGCTGCTTTTGTGATCTATTGTTGGTGTATTGAGTGAAGACGAATATGGCCAAGGAGAGATAATGATGGAAGAAACAAAAATTAAACTAGCAGGCGCTCGTAAGAAACCAGTTTGTATGCCGTCCCTTTTAAAGGCTATTAAGCAAGCAGGCGGAGCAACTGAATTAGGTAAGACTATTGGTGTTTCTAAAAACTCAATCTATAGCTGGGTAAAAATAGAGTCTTTGCCTGCTGAATGGGTGATACCCATAGCCAAGGCTAGCGGAGTTCCAGCGGCTGAGATCAGGCCTGACCTTTTCGGGGAAGATTAAAGGAGCGAATAGCACCACATGAGCAGGTAAAGATAGATGCAAGGAGAAAAAACGGGCGGCTGGAATATCGAAAGACCCATGCTTGAAGGACGTCCACCAAGCAGGCATGGGCTAAAGCGTTAAACCTAGCTGACGAGGAGGATACTGTAGATTAAATCCGGTTTGTAGCCGGGAAACCTTAGCGTAGGAGTAACAAGATGGAACATACAGCATTAATACATAGCTACACAATAGAAGATGCTAAAAAATATGGCATTGAAAAAGCTTTACTGCTTTACCACATCAAATTCTGGCTTTTAAGAAATAAGAATATTGGAGCAAACGTTAGAGATGGGTATTACTGGACATGCATTACCGCTAAAGCGTTTGCTGAAGTGTGCCCGTATTTTTCTAAAAAGAAAATTCACCGACTATTAGTCGAGCTTGAAAAGTGCGGGGCTCTGATTTCTAGGCGATTTAATGAAAGCAAGCTAGACCAGACAAAATGGTATACCACCTCTTCATTTTCAATTGCTGATGATATTAAACCGCGTTTGTCAGGATCAAAACGACCACCCACAACCAAACCAAAGGCTAAATTTTGATGATGAAATTAAAAACAGTAAAAGCAACTAATGTATGGATTAGCGATGATGGTTACTTCGTCATAAAACAACTAGATGAAGTTTTAGATAAAGAAGTCTCAATTATTTTAAGCCCAGAACAGGTAGATTCAATCCTTTTATTTATTGCTGATGAAAAAGATTATTTAGTGCAGCGTTGGAACGAAGGAAAGGAAGAACAGGAAGAACAGGAAGAGGAGGAGGAAGAAGAGGAATGAACTATAAAATAAAGGGCTGGGACAACTTCCAGCATTTTAAAGATCGGCGCCCGCCATGGATCAAACTGTATCGGGATCTTCTCGACGATCCGGACTGGCACAACCTAGACGGCGACACCGCAAAAATACTGGTTTCTCTTTGGTTAATCGCCAGCGAAGACAAAGAAGGGAAAGGGGGGTTGCCCGATACGCGACGGATAGCTTTTCGTCTGCGTATCTCTGAAATTAAACTGAATAAATCACTTGCTGAATTGTCACATTGGATCCAGCGTGACGATACAAACGAGATATTAACTGAGCAAAAAAATGATGAACTAGTGACAATGGCAGCAGTAGAGATAGAGGAAGAGGCGGATGCAGAAACAAAGAAAAAGAAAGAAACAAGAGTACAAAAGGCGCTTCTTTGCCCTCCAAATGTCAGCCATGAAGTATGGGTTGATTTCTTGGAGCTTCGCAAAGCAAAGAAGGCCCCAGTAACAGCTGCGGCAATAGCAGGAATTGAACGTGAAGCAGAAAAGGCGCAGTGGTCACTCGAGAATGCGCTCATAGAATGCTGCGCTAGAGGATGGAATGGATTTAAGGCTCAATGGGTATTTGACAAAGAGCAGGAAAAAGAGTCGCGTAACAATTGGAACACAGTAGAAGGTTGGGCAAGTGAAAACTTCCTATTTGACGATTAATCCGAGGCGGATTGTACATGATTAATAACCTAGTGGAAATAATAAAATACAAAGATTCGGCATCACTGGCGGAACTAGCAAAAAAAACAAACTATGAGGAGAAACACGAACAACTAGACGACAGAGCAAATGATATCGTCAACTGGCTGTTTGAGCGTTTAAAGCTCATTTTTCCAGCCAGTATTAATACAATTTTTAAGGATGCAAGCCACGAGTTATTGACTAAAAGACAATGGATTATCGCGTTTAAAGAACAAGGAGTCCACAAGAGCGAACACTTGCGATCTGGATTACGAGGCGCTAGAGCTAGCTCTAGCCCTTTTTTCCCTGCGGTTGGTCAGTTCATCGGCTGGTGCAAAGTATCAAATTATTCTCGCCACGGTATCATGAGTGCAGAAGATCTTTTTGATGATGTCATGGAGTATATCAACACGAGATCTAATTATCACGACTCGGACTCGTACCCGTGGAGAAATGACATACACTCCTACGCAGTAAGGAAGATCCACCGGAAAATACGCTCAGAATCGCTTACAGAAAGTTTTACTCTTACAGAGTGCGAGAGGGTCATCAAGTCGATTACAAAAATACTAGACAGCGGAGGAACTATTCCGCAGATAGGCCAGCGGATGATTGAGGAGAAGTGCACCCCATCCGACCGAGAATCTGCACTATCTGCTATTAACAAACTAAAAAAACAACTAGCTAAGAGAACTAACCCTACCATCAAAAACGCAGCATCAGATTAATTCTCATAATACATTTAGGACAATAACAATAAAGCAATGGACTGCTATTTTAGCATCGCCTACCTTATATTTAAATACGTAACTATTATTCTATGCGGAGTAAATGTATGCACTCTTTAGCAGAAAATAACGATAAAACTAAATCCAGTTTATTAAAAATAGTAGATTTAGAGAAAGCCAGACGTATTATTAGTTCGCTGCATGAGGGCAACAAAATACCTTCTCATGAGGTTATATGGGCACTCAAAATAACCGGAGATATTAGTTAATAATTAATTCCTATCTAATTTCTCATCCTTTGCGTGAACAATCCCGCCATTTCTTAAAACTAAATCAAATCAATAACTTAGATCATGATATCATGTTGATATCACGCTGATATCATGCTCATGTAGTGATTATCAAGCTCGGATGAATATACCTTTAAATCAAATGAAATCAATTACTTGTCTGATGATATCATGTTGATATCACGCTGATATCAACGTGATATCACGTTGACGCCACTGTTATGAAGCGATGATTAAGCGCCGAGAAATAATAGATAAAAAACAGGCAAAAATTACCTACTAACTCCCTTTAAATCAAATTAAATCAACAACTTGATGCCATGATATCACGTTGATATCACGTTGATATCACGTTGATATCACGTTGATACAGGACTTTTCCAGAGCTGAAGAAAAGTGAGGTAATGCCCACAAAATATGAAAGGGTATAAAAATTTGGTGACGACAAACAAATCAGCCCGCTAATTTATGAAATCAAATTAAATCAATCACTTAAACTGGATGATATCATGATGATATCACGCTGATATCACGCTGATATCAACTTGATATACCAGAGGGAGAGGGAGAGACAGAGAAGAGACAGAGAAAAAGACATAAAAAAAAATAAACAAAAAAAAGGCGCTTTCGCGCTTTGTAATTTTTTGAAGATTAATTTTTTGGCTTGTTTTTTGGTCATTAGGCCACAAAACAGGGAGTCGAGTTAGGAATGATGCCTTAGATACCTCTAAAAGCTCCTGTAAGCAAAATCTAGGCGCACATCTCGCAAAAGTTAACGTGACCTACCGGGTAGGTACAAAAGTTGCTTAAAATCGATTCTAGGAGGTTTTAGGATTTGGTGGGATTTGATGGTTTTTACTGTGATATCTAGTGGGCGAACTGTTAACTGTGTCCAGTAGCTAACAGCTCTAGCTAAAGCCTATTAAGGAGACATTAGCATGAATAAGATTATATCAAATTTAAAAGACTCATCAAAATTAAATATCAATTACAAAGCAATCTATCATTTTAAATAAATGGCATTCAAAGAAAATAAAGTAAGTAGCCTGTAGAATGTGGAGTATTTATTTTCCGTGACGAATAAAACAAACAGGTTAATTATTACAATGCAGAAGTTTCTTTGTGTAATTAAGAAGTCGCCAACAACAAAAGCATATTATATTTCCGTGTGGATATATCCATTAATGCCGCATCGATTCCAATCCTAACCTTTACTAGGCAAAAAACAGTTGACATCCTCCCAACCCAAAGCAATTCATAGATAAAGCTAAACTGCAGGTTGCTGGTGGCATCTATAGGTCAAGACAAGCTGGCGCGAGTTGCTAGCGATTACTTGAAAAAATACCGAATAGATGTTAATGTTGTATTATTCCTATATTGAATCGGTGATTAACCGTGAATTTAACAATGCCTTGGCCACCTGTAGGATTAAGCCCTAACTGCCGCAATCATTGGGCAAAAACAATGATTTTAAAGAGAAAGTACCGCGCTCTTTGCTATAATACAGCCATTGAGCAGGGAGCGACGCCACTTTTGACGGACTCTCTACATTTAGATATCACGTTTTCACCACCTACTAGGCGCAGCTTTGATTTAGACAACGCATTGGCAGCGGCTAAGGCAGGTTTTGATGGGATCTCCGATGCATTGCAAGTAGATGACAAGCACTGGACACTATCAATCCGTAAAGGTGATACAGTCGGAGGTCATATTTTCATTAAAATCTCAGACACGACCAAGGAAGGCGCAACCCCGGCCTTGCAAAGCGAGACAACGCAAAGTGACAAATGATGATTTAAGTATGCAATTGTTGGATATGCAGAATAGTGATGACTTAAAGATGCAATTGTGGGATATGTTTAATGCTGGTGGGCAGCACTGCGTATACGAGACGCCGGAGAAATTGCAGTCCGCCTGCTCAGACTATTTTGAGTGGGCAATAGATCAGCCGATGTACTATCCATGTATTAACAATTCTTAACGATTAAATTAATAATTAAAATTGAGGTAATGAAAGATGGCTAACGATAGTTCAGCCCCAGAGCCTAAAAAGAAGCGGCAATTATGGGATATGGTCAACCTTGGCGGACAGCCGCGCAAGTTTGAAACTCAGGAAGAGTTGTATAACGCTTGCTTGAAGTATTTCGAGTGGGCAACTGATAATCCTATTTATGATATAAAACCTTTTCATTTTCAAGGTGTTGTTACTTTAGAGAAAATACCGAAGCCTAGAATATTTACAGTTCAGGGTATGTGTTTGTTTTTAAATATTAATAGGGATAGTTGGTATCAATGGGCTAAAGAGGATCGGTATTCCGACACCGTCAAAGCTATCAACAATATCATATTTGAGCAGAAATATTCCGGTGCCGCAGTTGATATATTCAATTCTGGCTTAGTAGCGCGAGATTTAGGATTACGTGATATTACAGCAATAGATCACACCAGTTCAGACGGCAGCATGTCGCCTAATATTGACGTTAGCAAACTTTCCCCACAGGTAATGGATGAGCTCCTCCAAGCGCACGATAACACTAACAAAAGCTGATTTTGTAGCTATAGAGCGCGAATATTGCACCCGTAAATTATCTTATTTTGCGCAGCGTGCTTGGCATATTCTAGAGCCTACTTCTCAGCTTAAATGGGGGTGGGCTTTAGATGCTATATGTGACCATCTCGAAGCGGTGACTTCTGGCGATATTAACCGTCTGCTAATTAATGTATCGCCTGGTTCAATGAAGAGCCTGTTAACTTCCGTGCTTTGGCCAGCTTGGGAGTGGGGGGCAAAAGACAAAGCATCGCGCCGATACCTGAGCACGTCACACAAACAAGACCTAGCCACACGTGACAATGTTAAATGTAGGCGGTTGATTCAAAGTTCGTGGTACCAGTCCATGTGGCCGGTGCAGATTGTAGGTGACCAGAACCAGCGGCAGAAATTTGAAAACAGCAGTACAGGTTTTCGTGAATCCATGGCCTTTGGCTCTATGACTGGGAGCCGGGGCGATTGTGTGATAATCGATGATGCCCATAGTGTGGATGATGCCAACAGCAGAACAAAGTTAGCTTCAGATGTAACCACCTTCCGTGAGGCTTTGCCTAGCCGGGTTAACTCGGATGAGAGTTCCATCGTTATCATCATGCAGCGCCTAGCTGTTGGGGACATTTCCGACGTTGCGTTAGAACTGGGATATCAGCACCTACTTATCCCTATGCGCTACGAGGTCGGACGCTCAAAGCACGTAGTCGGCACTGGTGACCCACGCACGGTAGAAGGCGAGTTAATGTTCCCTGAACGGTTCCCAGAGGCACAAGTGGTCGAGCTGGAGAAGTCGCTGGGTAGCTTTGCCACTGCCGGACAATTGCAACAAAGGCCTAACCCTAGAGGAGGCCGCATCATTCGCACTGAATGGCTGGAACTGTACTCTATAGCCCCAGAGCTTGAATATAGGGCTATCTATGCCGACACTGCGTTAAAAACCGAAGAGCGGCACGATTACAGCGTCTTTCAATGCTGGGGTAAAGGTAAGGATGGCAAACTGTATTTGCTAGATATGATTAGGGGCAAATGGGAAGCTCCGGAGCTTGAACGCCGAGCGGTAGCTTTCTGGAATAAGCACCAAGCCGACCAAGAAAGCCGCCTTAGACACTTAAAGGTTGAAGACAAGGCTTCAGGAACAGGATTAATACAAGGCCTTAGATTAAAGGCTCATATCCCCGTAGCAGGCATACAGAGATCGCGCGACAAATACACTCGACTACTGGATGTTGTGGGATATATGGAAGCCGGGATGATACGACTACCTAAAGATGCACCCTACCTAAGCGACTTTTTAGCCGAGTGTGAGAGCTTCTCAGCAGATGATACACACCCACATGATGACCAACTCGACCCATTCATTGATGCTATAACTGATATGTTAAGCATTAATAGCGCCGCCAGCTTGTGGGCAAGGATGACATGAGCTGCCACAACTTACTTGAGATGACATGATGCCTACTAAGCCAGCAAAGCCAGCTAAGCCAGCAAAGCCAAAGACTAACAAAGCAACAGCAGCCAGTACTAGTGACGGGTTCGCAAACCTTATTCAGCGCTCAGGGTATCAGGCCGACAACTCGTATTCCGCGGGCACCTATGGCCCCAGCGAGCTATTAACAGATAACAGAATAAAGCTAGAGTGGATGTATAGGCAAAATTGGATTGCTGGTGGCGTGGTTGACTCAATAGCTGAAGATATGGTGCGCAGTGGTATAGACATTATCGCCACTACCGACCCGCAGCAAGTTATGGAAATGCAGACTGGATTAACTAGGTTAGGTATTTGGGACGCACTGCTAAACTGCATCAAATGGAGCAGGCTATATG